TTTGACGAACTCGCTGCAGTTCCACTACCAGAAGAAACTGAAACCTACACACCAGTAGCATTTCAAGATATTGTTACCAATGCAAAACAAGTTGCTGATGATCTATTAAAAGATTACAGCTACGTGGATTCTACCTATGCTTTAGCAGGCAAGGATCAACGTATGTTTGCCATACATACTTATCGTGGAGAAGATGACGATATGGGTCATTCTATCGGCATTCGATCCAGCTATGATAAAAGTATGTCTAATGGCATTTGTAGTGGTGCAAAAATATTTGTATGTGATAACCTCATATTTCGTGGTGAAATAACGTATATGAGAAAACATACTAAAAATGTCATACAAGACTTAGAAGACAAACTCGTATCTGTTATTTATAACAGTACTGCTAAGTTCCAGAATATTATAAGAGATCGTGATGCAATGACGACTGTTGATGTAACAGACAATCAAGCTTATGAATTCTTAGGAAAAATGGCAGGCAATAAGGTNTTAAGATCTCAACAGTTTAACGCTGCTTTGAGATGTTGGAAAAAACCACCTTATGAAGAGTTTGCACCTAAAAATGTATGGTCGCTTTACAATGCGTGTACAGAAGCATTAAAGAGTACACCACCAAATAAGATAATCGAAAAGCATATTATGCTACACGATTATGTTAATAAAGCGATAGCATAATAATATGGTTCGATCACCGATGAGCAATAAAATGGATTCATTGAAATTATTCAACATTTTATATGCAAAAATGCTGGGCAGTAAAAATCCTATGACGATAGGTTTGTTAGACTATAAACACACACGGTTAAGGAACATGTGCGTTCCTAGGGGCTGTATCGAACCAAAACTTCAGGAAGTGGTGCATAAAATCTCCCACTTACAACTACCTCATAGACTCCGCATGTCTATATGGGTGCACTGCTTCCTTTATTTGTACAATCATCTGCAAGTAGGAACAGTAGATCACTTTCGACCTTCCTACTTAACGATGCAAACATAAGGAAAATATATGGACAATATCGTAAATATGAATGACGGTTTAGCAAAAAGCTTAAACCTAATACAAACCAAGCTAAGAGTTGAAAAGGGTCATACCAATAATTTTGGTCGTTATGATTACAGAAACCTTTCAGACATCTTAGAAAAGCTAAAGCCATTACTTGAAGAAACAGGTACATCGGTTATTATTACAGATACGGTTGAATGTGTTAATGGTTTTAATTACATCAAAGCAACCGTAACGCTAACTGACGGCAATGATTCAATATCATCAACTGGCTGGGCAAGAGAATCCGTAACTAAAAAAGGTATGGATGATAGTCAAATTACAGGTGCAACCTCTTCCTATGCTCGCAAATATGCTTGTAATGGTTTATTTGCAATTGATGATACAAAAGATGCCGATGCAATGGATAACAGAGAACANACTATTAATGGATGGTTTACACCAAGCCAAGGTCATGTTACTGTAGAACAATGGGTTAAAATTGATCGATTATCCAGAGATGCTGCGTTTAAGGGAACTGGTAAATCAAAGAAAGTCATAGAATTTATTAAAACCAATCCAACCGAACCTGAAGTAGATAAAGCTATTGAAAGTTTAGAAAAACAAATCAAAGCACATAAGTCAGGTTTAAAGAAAAAAGGAGTTAAATAATGACTGGTGGACATGAAAAACAATGTACAGTTACATCTGTTAATCTAGAGTATGACGTTACAAAACAATGGGGATCATACAATCCTCATTTTGATTTGTTTCTAACTGTAGAATGCAATGTACTGACTAAAATGGGTGAAATGCCTAATAAAATGGAAATTAAAGGTAAGCTCAGAAAAGATCTTCCTGTAACTGATAATAAATCCTGGGGAAACGCTTTCGTAGTTAGAACGTTCTTTGAATCATGCTTAAATCAAAAGAACTTAAAACTAAACGATGATTACAGTATTCCTGATGCATGGCTAGATCAAGTTGTTGGTAAAGCTTTTATGAAATGCGATTACCCTACAACAAAAGTACTTCAAAGTGGAAAACTATGGTGGGATACTTACAAAATAGTTGCTCCTGCAGGATCACCACAAGGTTTTCTTAAAGAAAAAGTACTTAAAGATGTACAAGGTGGCTGGATTAAAAACTATGCTGATGATGCGTTTATGGAAAAACATAGAAACGAATCAAATAAAAGCAATGGATCAGCACCACCTGAACCTGTACAAAAGGGAGATGACATCAGAGCTGCATTAGAAAAACGATTTGATTTAACTCAAATATAACTTCCTTGATGGTTAAACAAGATACGCTAGAGCAAAGTCCCTCCTACTGGATTACTGAATAAAATCTCGAATGTATCTTAAAAGGATATTACATGGATAATACAGAATGGTACGTAGAATATGCAGTTGGTTCTGTTGCAAACAGAAATAAGTTTTGTACGCTTAATGAATTCACAAAGATTGCACGAAATGCAATGGGTCAAGAAATATACAGAAGTATGTTTTTATACCATGAAGACATTAATGAATATGTTAAAACAAATGGAACAGGCAACGGATACAATGGCATACAAAACATAGATAAAATCGTTATCGATATTGACTATGTTAAAGACGGTACACCTGATAACGGAGGTTTAAAGACAATTAATAACGTTGTAAACATTATAGATGAAATGACCAAAAAAACAATTGAGCCAGAACATTATACAATCTGGTTTTCAGGAACAGGGTTTCATATACATCTTGCTAACGTTTATGGTTTTCAACCTTCTAATACGATTGCACAACAAGTACGAATTACCATGCAACGTGATTTTGGCAATTACATTGACTTAATCTACGATCCAAGACGATTAATACGAGCTGGGTTTTCACTAAACAGAAAAACAAATCTGTTTAAAGTACCTATACCTTATACTGATTTAGAAAATAAAGCGTATAGTGAAATATCGCAATCAGCTCAAACGATTAGTAATGATTATATACCTCATCAAATAAAAAATGAGAAACTAACAACACTTGATCCAATGGATATTAGTCGTAAAAACATCAAAGAAGTTCGTAAAGTATTTAACAATGCCAGAGGCGTAACTACACGACATATTACCTGTATACAGCATATTTTTAATGCTGGATATGTAAAAGGTCATCGACATAAACACCTCTTAGCATTGGTAAGTATCTGGAGAAAGAAACTTGGATTTGATAAACATGCATGCGATAATTTAGCCAGAGCTTACATGTCTAAAATGGACAATCCGCTTAAAGCAGAAGAAAGCAGCCGTATTGTTTCTGATGCTTTTAAGAACGATTATAATTATGGTTGCAATCATATGATCTTACAACCGTATTGCGATAGAAAATGTATTCTATTTAAATACAAAGATCTTGATGAAACCAAAGACGTGTTAGACTCAAATGGAATGATTGATAATTTAGTTCGATTTGCAAATGAAAACTTTGAAGATCGATCTTTTGACCTCAAAGCAATCTTTCCATTCTTAAAACAGAAACATGTATTTACCACAGGACAGTTAATTACGCTTATTGGCGATACTGGTCTCGGTAAAACGGCTTTCATATCTTACTTAATCACACAATTACCTCATATTAATACATTGTTTTTTTCGTTAGAAGTTGATGACATTACCATGTCTAGACGTTTCTTGCAGGCTGCATTAAATATGTCTAAACCAGATATAATTACTGCCTTAAAAACACGAGATGAGAATGTATTAACAAAAGCTGAAGACTTAATTAACCATATCAAACTCAGAACAACCAGTCCTGATATACAAGAACTTAGTACGTATGTTGCAAATCAAGACTGTAAAATAATTGTTTTTGACACCATTGACCGTATACCAGCTAAATACGCTGGTAAAGATGATTTTGCTCGTCAAGAAATTATTGCAAATGGTCTAAAAGATATGGCTATGCAAGAAGATGTTATTGTATTTGCAATACACCACATATCAAAGTCTGCATCATTTAATGCAACAGAAGGACAACGATTGACTGTGCATAGTGGTAAAGGCAATAGTGCCATCGAACAAAAGTCAGATCAATACATTGCTTATGAGGGTGTTAAACAACAAATGATAAGAACGGTGCGTTCAGTTAAATCACGTGACGAATCTGATTTCGAGATACGTTTAAAGTTTGACTGGAACACTTTTAGATATGATAAATGCAACTAGCAACATGGGCACAGATTCCTTTATTTGTGCCCTGTTGTCCACATACTAGGAGAACAACATGGCAGTCGTAGAAATACATATTAAAAAAAACACAATAGAATCAATTGAAGGTCAAGATGTTTATGTTCATATACATGATCATGACGTAAAAGAAACAATGACAATGGTTTTTAAAAAACAGGAAGAATTATATGACAAATACAGGACAGATCATCAAGCTATTCGGTTTAGAGCTAATGAAGACAGCATTAGTAACCGAAAAGTACAAAAATAGTCGTTACCATGCATGGCAATGTACTATTTTAAAATTATTTATGTTTTCAATGGGTTACTCTACACTTAACGGAGATTCAATTATTATTCGGATAGGAATAACCAAATTAGAAACATTCTTTTCATTTACAATAAAAGATAGGTGGACACATGGATAAATCAAATGACATACCAAAAATAGAAGTAAAACCAATGGCTAAAAACAGACGTATGGCAATACTTATTGAAAACCTAGCAGGATTAGAAAAATCTGATTGGCATAATATGAGTGAAGATGGTCGTAAATATATTGGCAATATATGGAATTTATTGGGATTAGCTAGTCAGGAAGAAATTCACAAATCGAGGGAAAAATAATGGGATATAGATCAGAAATAATAGCAGGCGTACCTTTAAAAGATAAATCTAAAGCTTTAGAAATTATTAAAGACTGGAATAATGAAGCTGAAGATGATGAAATGTATTATATGAGAGGTGATTATTGGAAATGGTATGATTGTTTTTCAGAAGTTAAAAAGTTTGAAGACTTTATTAGTAAAAATGATAAAAGATTTTTATTAGTTCTAGGTGAAGATGGAGCTTGTGTTAGTGAATTAGGTGATCCATGTGAATATGGTGTATATCAAATGTCTATCATAGAACATAATATTAATTTTAAGGAAAGAAAATAATGAGTGGAAAAGCACCTAAACAAAAAGGCAATCGCATTGAACGTGAATGCGTTAATCTTGCCAAAGGCTATGGTTTTAAATCAAAACGTGCTTGGGGATCTGATGGTAGATCACTAGGCTGGCATGAAGAAGTCGATATGACCATTGACATAAAAAATAACTTATTTAAGTTTCAAGTTAAAGGTCGTAAAGCCATAGCTGATTACTTAAAACCATGTGACGAAGTCTATGGACAAATTCTTAAAGAGGATCGTAAAGAAGCCTTAGTTACCATACGATACCAAGACTTGCTTGATTTATTCAAAATGATAGCAGGATAATGAGTATAAACTTCTTTTCAATAAACATAACAAACGTATATTGGTAATTAGTTAACATGAAGTTTGATACTCGAGACATAATTTTAATAACAAATAACGAATATTGTCGAACACATAAAACAATATTCACGTTTTTGCAGTACAATAATAATGT